GGCTCCAACATCGCGGTCTCGGGCGCGACGCTCTCGGGTGGCACGGATGGCACCAGCAAGCGCGTCGTGGTCCCTGTGGGTGTTGGTCGTTCGCTGCTCAAGACCGCCAAGGAGCTGCGTCTGCATCCCAAGGATCGCGCCGACAATGATCAGTCGGACGACTTCGTGATCCCGCGGGCCAACACCGCTGGCGCGCTGACCTTCGCCTACAACTTCGAGAATGAGCGGGTCTTCTCGACCTCGTTCATGGGCTATCCCGATCCCGTTACCGACACGCTGTTCTACGTCGGCCACGATGCCGCTTGATCTTCCGGCATAGTTAAGTCAATACTGACTGACGGTGCAATCGCATCGTCAGTCTTTCTTTTTGTGGAACAGGATCATTCATGTCCAACCAACCCAACTACCTCGACCTTGATGCAATCGGCACCGAGATCAGTCTGGTCGTGAAGCTCGATGGAAAGGATCATCAGCTTCAGGCGATCAGTGTCGATGACTTTGTGACCAATCTTCAGATCGTTCAGAAGATGGGCACCGATGTCACGGTCGATCAGGAAATAGATCTTCTGGTGGACATGCTCTCGCGGGCGTTTCCGACCATTCCGAAGGAGCGCCTGCGCAAGCTGACGCTGCCGCAGCTCAACGCGCTGATGAGCAAGGCCAAGGAGTTCAATGGCCAGAACGCCGTTACTGACGAGGTCAAGGAGAAGCTGAAATCCGAGGGCGCTGAAAACCCTCCGAAGCCGATGTCGTAAGGGCGATCGACTTCGGTTTCTTGTTCTCGCGGGTATGCGCCACCTATTCGATGAGCTTCCAGGAGGTCAAGAGACTTCCGCTTCGAGCCTTCTGGATGCTTCAGAAAAACATCGACCGTCTTGAGGCTGCGCAAGACTATCGAACGATGCAGGTGATGCTCTCAGTGACTTCGGAGCAGGGTGTGAAGGCCCACACGGAGAGACTGAAGAAAATCATCGGAAAGGTGATCGTCTATGACGAAGCCAGGATGGTCAAGCGGACCATCCTGGAGGAAGACAGGCTCGATGTTGACGGTCTGAACCGACTTCGAGGCAAGGGAAGATTGAGATAATGACTGCGATCCGCGTCGAACTTCAACTGGATGACGGCACGTTTACGAGCCGTATGCTGCATGCCGGTCAGTCGGTGAAGCAGCTTGAGACGCAGATCGGACAAGGCGTTACCTCAATTAAGTCGATGGAGCGGGAAAGCGCGTCCTTTCTTCGCACTCTCGGCGGTGTCACGCTCGCGATCGGTGCTGCGTCCATGGCGATCGGTTTGCTGAAAGGCACCGCGAACGGCCTTGTTGGCGATCTGGTCAGGGTCAACGCTGAGTTCGAGCGTATGAACCAGGTGCTGCGTGGCATGTCCAACGCCGCGGATCCGATCAAGGACGCCGCTACGCAGGTCAAGTATCTGCGTGACTTCGCCATGCAGGCGCCTTTCTCGCTCAAGGGTCTGACCGAGGTGTTCGTTCGCATGAAGGCGACCGGCATCGATCCTATGGCGGGAGCGATGAGAAGCCTCGTTGATGCGGTCGCAGCGTCGGGCGGCACCGAACAACAGCTTCAGCGCGCCTCGCTCGCCATCTCGCAGATGTCCGGTAAGGGCGTCATTCAGATGGAAGAGCTGCGGCAGCAGCTCGGTGAGGCGATCCCGCGCGCCACCGAGCTTATGGCGCGGTCCATGGGCGTGACCTATGCAGACCTGGTCAAGAAGATCTCGACCGGCATGGTCTCGGCAGCACCGGCGCTTGAGGCGCTGAATCGCGAGTTCGAGCGCGTCTTTGGTGGTTCTGCTCAGGCGCAGATGAATACCTTCAACGGCCTTGTAAACCAGACGAAGACGCAGTTTCAGAACCTCGCTCTTGCGGCTGGCGAAAATGGCTTCATGGACTCGCTGAAAAACCAGCTTCGCGATCTGAACAGCTTTATGGGCACCAATGCCGCAAAAGGCATGGCTGAAGGTTTTGGCGCCGCTTTAACCTCGATGGTCAACGGCTTGCGATCGGCACTCGATTGGGTTGTGCAGTTTCGCTACGAAATCATGACGATGGGCGAGATGCTCGCCTACGCGCTTGGCGGTGCGCTTGTAATTGGTGGAATTTCACGGCTTGCAACTGGCTTTGCAATGCTTTCGGCCAATGTCGTTTCGCTGGGACAGGCGCTGGTAGCTTTGACCCCTTCAGCGTTGGCGGCTGCTCGCGCACAGCAGGCAATCGCTATCGCCGCAGGCACCGCGACGACGGCAACAGTTGGTTTATCGTCTGCGATTGGCGTTCTTGGTTTTACCGTATCGCGCCTGCTCGGACCCCTGTCTTTGATTGCCGTCGTTGCTACCGGCGTCATCTCCTTCTTCGACCTTTTTGGTTCAAGCGCCAAAAAAGCCGATGAGTCGATGCGCAAGTTCGGTGCAACTTCAAACAAGGAAATCGCCAATTTTATAAAAGGCACTCAGGCGATGAGTGAGAAAATCACCGGTCTTGAGCGCGATCTTGCCTATATGGAACGACTGACTCCGCGTGGCTTGCGCGAGTCCAGTTCTCTTTTGAAGGACAAGCGTGAGGAGATTGCCCAACTCAAGCAGACAATGGAAGAGCGTCAGCGTTTGATTAGTCAGCGCGCCGATGAGTTCCAACGCAGTGAAGTCGAGCGAAATGCCCAAGGCGAGATGCGCAAGTTCGATGAACAGGAGCGGCTTCTTCGGCGCAAATATGACATTGCACAGGTTGAGGATCGGAAACTTCGCGAGGAGGAGGTAAAGAAAGCAAAGACAGCTAACAGCTCAATCGAGGTTCTGACGCAGCGCCAGCAGGCTCGCGTTCGCGAGGCTCAGATCGCCTTTTATGACGAAACTGCCAAGATTTACGAACAGGCGATGATCGATGCGGACAAGCGCATCAATGATGCCCGTAGCAAGGGTCGCGTCGATGATGTCGGTGAGCGCATGAAGGGTGACGCGGCAGCGCGCCTTCTCGAAATCCGCAAGCAGCAAGAGACTCAGCGCAACGCGGCGCTCGGCATCTCGATGCAGCCGAAGACCGCTGACGAGTCCAAGCTCATCGAAAAGGGCGGCGTTCAGCTTGAGCGCATCAAGACCAATCTCGCCGAAGTGCGCGCCGAGCTTGCTGGTGCCTCTGGTGAGAGCGCGCGTCTGGCCTATGAGCTGGACAAGATCAAGTTCAAGGAGGGTCTCGACAACCCGGCGATTCAGAAGCTCATCGAGCAGCTCAAGACCGCACAGGCCGAGTATGAGGCTCTCGACAAGCTCATGCAGGGTCAGAAGAAGCTCGACGCGGATATGGACGCGGCACTGAAGCGCATGCGTGATCGACGCTTTGAGATCGAGAACGAGGGTGCTTCAGAGGCTGATAAGTTTCGAAACAAAGTCAAAAGAGGCGATTACTATGGCTGGGAGATCGATAAAAACGGCGACGCTGTTCGCACTGCCGAAGCGCTGAAGACTCTTGAAAAACTGGCGACCGACCCGGAGACGAAAAAAGGGGTCGATAATGTCACCAACTCACTTAACGATCAAAAGAAAGTTGTTGAAGGCACGGGTGATGCCGCTCGTGCCGCGGGACAGACCTTTCAGCAGGTGTTCGCCAACATCGGCAAGACCGCGGTCGAGACCTTCAATGACACGCTGCGCAAAACGGCTGGCATCATTGGCGACATCAAGAGTGGCGTTCTGGATATCAACAATCTGCGGATTGGACAGAATGGGTTTCCGAATCTTCAGAGTTCCGGCGTCATGCCGGGATCAACCTGGACTTCGGGTGGGGATTTCGGGAAGTTCATCGATCGGCTGACGGGTGTCGAGTCAGGGAATGACGCCTCGGCCAAAAACCCCAATTCCACCGCGACTGGTCTTGGCCAGTTCGTCGCAAGCACCTGGATGTCCTTCATGCGCGAGGTCATGCCGGAAGCCATGCGTGGTCGCAGTCAGAGCGATGTTCTGGCGATGCGCAATGATCCTGGCCTGTCACGGCAGGCGACGGAGTGGTATGCTCGCCAAAACAGCAACGCGCTCCAGATGAACGGCTTTCAGCCGACCGACGCCAATCTCTATCTGTCGCATTTTCTTGGCCCTTCAGGCGCAATAAAGACGCTTCGTGCCGAAGCAGGCACAGCTATTCGCGACATCATTGGTGATGATGCCTATAACGCCAATCGCAAGAAGGATGGTGGTTTCGTTTATGGTGAGACGGCGGGCGCCGTCATCGCCGAAATTCAGCGCCGATTTGGCAATGCTCTTTCAATAACTGGACAGCCTGCCAGCGGCTCCTATAATCCTGTCGCTGAAAATCCGGGTCAGAACACGGCGAGCGTCGAGTTGCTCAAGCAACAGGCCGCCGCAAACAAAGAGGTCTCGGCGTCAGAGATTAAAAGAACCCAAACTTTTGCTGAGATGGAAGTTGAAGCAAGGAAAATGACTGATGTTGAGCTGGCCAAGGCGACGAGAGAAGCTGCTCTCGCAGCCGCTGAGGCCACCGATAAGTATGATGGTCTTGGAAAGCATGTTGCCGCGGCTCGGGAGAAGATCAAGAGCGGGCGGGTTTTCGGAACCTCGGATGAAGACAAGAACCCGGACAATCCGAGGTTCAAGGAATACATCCGGCAGGTGGAGGAGCTTGATCGCGCCGATGAGCGCGTTGCGCAGTCTCGCAAGAAGCGCGCGGCCGCAGATGAGGCGGTAAAGCGTTCCGAGGCTCTTTCGCGTGAAGGAGCGCGCACTAACGAGGACACGCGCAAACGTCTTGCAAGCCCCAACTCTCCTGATCCAAATGACGATCAGAGCCGAGCTATTCGTCGTCAGGGCGAGGAGCGTCTGCGCGCTATCGAAGAGGTTTATGGTCGCGAAAGTGATCAGTATCGCAAGGCCACGGTAGAAATTGAGTCGGCGCTTGAAGCTGATTCCAATATGCGCGCGTCACAGTCGTATCGCGCCTTGTATGCTGAAAACCAAACTGCGCAGCGCGCTCTTATGACACCTCGTCAGGCGGCTCAGGCCGAGATCCAGGAACTGACCCGGCAGCGTGACGAGTGGTTAGCCACGACCCGTGCGACCGGAGAAGCTAAGTTGCGCGTGCTTGAGGAGTATAATCGCAAGATCGACCTAGCACAGAAAAAGGTCAATGCCGATGGGCCTATCGCTCAGGCTGCAAAGCAATGGGCGGATATCGGGCGCAACATGGAGCAGGCCTTCGTCGGCTGGATCGACGGCGGTATTGACGCCATCGCCGAGTTCGCCGTCACGGGTGAGATGAATTTCAAGAAGCTGTTCCAGAGCATCGCCAAGGACATTGCAAAGATGGGCATGCGTCTGGCTATGTCACAGGTCATGGGTGGCAAACCGGGTGCTGGTGGAGTGGGTGGTGCTGGCAAGGCGGCAAAGACCGCGATGACCGGCTTTCCAGCGGCTCATACGGGTGGAATTATTGGCGGCAGCCTGAACACTCGCTCGGGCATCAATCCCGGCGTGTTCTATGGCGCGCCCAGATTTCATACAGGCGGTGTCGTGGGCGGGTTGCTTCCCGGCGAGGTTCCGATCATCGCCAAGGAAGGGGAGGGCGTCTTCACGCCCGAACAGATGGCGTCGATGGGCGGCAGCAACACGGCGATCACTCAATCGGTCAACGTCACTGTGAACGCCTCGGGCGGCGATGCCAAGCAGAACAAGGATCTGGCCGATCAGGTGGGTCGCGCGGTCCAGCAGCAGCTTCGCGGCATGATCGGCGCCGAACTCAAGCAGCAGATTCGTCCTGGTGGGCTTCTCAGGGAAGCGGGCCGATAAGAGGATATCATGACACTTCCGACATTCAATCCGCCCTATCCGCCGAGCAGCAACGAGGACCAGCCCGAGATCAAGCTTCTCAAGGCTGAGTTCGGCGATGGCTACACGCAGGAGGGTGCGGACGGCGTCAATCACATCAGAAGCCAGTTTCAACTCAAATGGGATGTTTTGACTCCGGCGCAGGCTGATCAGCTCGTCGCCTTTTTCAAGGAGCGAGCGGGTTACAAGCGATTTCTCTACACGCCATCGGACAGCTCGGACCCGATCAAGGTCGTCTGTGACGAATGGCGAAGAGAGCGAGGAACGCCTAACACCGTGTCCGCTTCCTTCAAGGAGCGGTTTGATATTGGTGATTGATCATAAGTCAGCGTTGATTTACTATGGGTTCTCACTTCGGAGCACCCATGTCACTTTCGGCCGTCGTTCAAAGTCCAAATCCTGGTGATCTCGTCACGCTGTTTCGCCTCGATGCCTTAACGGTGGGAGGCGGGATTTACTATTTTGCGCAGGCAACGGATGACGGCGCAGGTGTGTCTTTTGGTGGAACTTATTATACGCCAATCGATGTGGAGTTTTCTGACTTTGAGACCAATGCGAACGGATCTTTGCCAACGCCAAAGATGAAGATCGCCAACAGCAATGAGATCATCCAGGGTCTTGTAAATTCGCTGGGCGACATGCTGGGTTGCGGCGTTGCGCGTATTCGGACATTCAGTCGGTTTCTCGACGGTCAGCCCGAGTCCGACCCCTCAGCGTTCTTCGGTCCCGATATTTTTCGCATCGAACGCAAGGTCAACGAGAACCCGGTTTTCATTGAATGGGAGTTGCAGGCTGCGATCGATCAGGAAGGCAAAATGCTTCCCGGTCGGCAGATTATCCGAGACACCTGCACAAAGCGCTATCGCTCCTATCTGAGAGATGAATTTCGGTTCGATTATACCAAGGCAACCTGTCCCTATGCGGGCGACGCCTATTTTGACAGTCTGGGTCAACCGACGACGATGGACAAGGATCGTTGCGGTCGTCGTCTAAGTGACTGCTTCAACCGCTACGGACTCGACGCCGCTATTCCGTTTGGCGGTTTTCCTGGCGCTGCGAGAACCGGCTGATGGACGACAATTTCCAAGGCTATCGTCAGACGGTCCAAGGTATGTTCGCTGCTGTCGCAATGACGGCTGCCATCGCACACGCACGCTCCGAGTTCCCCAGAGAGTCATGTGGTCTGATTGTCTCAGGGGAGTATGTTCCCTGCGTCAACTATGCGACGGACCCGCTCAGCGACTTCCAGATCGCTCCTGAAGCGTATCTGCGCGCATCACAGCGCGGGACTATCGAAGCTGTCGTTCACTCGCATCCAAATGGGCAGGTGTTTCCTAGTCAGATTGACATGAAGGGGCAGATCGACACGGGCGTTCCCTGGATAATCCTGCCGCTGAATGAGGATGTTATCATGGACCCGGTCGCATGGGGCGATCAGCTTCCCATGGCGCCGATGCTCAATCGTCCCTTCGTCTGGGGTGTTTTCGACTGCTATTCCCTGATCCGGGACTACTATCGAACCAACTTCAATCTGTCTCTGCCCAATGTGCCGCGCGAGGACGAGTGGTGGAACAAGGGTGAGGATCTTTATCTCGATCACCTGAAGCCACAGGGTTTTCGAGAAATTCAGCTATCAGAAGCAAAACCCGGCGACGGTTTTCTCATCCGATTCATGGGTTCCTCCAAACTCAACCACGCGGGTGTTCTCTTGCCTAACTCCCTGATTCTTCATCATCTTCCCACCCGTCTGTCACGGCGCGAACCTGCGGGCATCTGGGCCAGGGCCGCGGATATGTGGGTTCGTCATGAGGCGATCAATGGCTAGTCGCGCGATCATTCTTCACGGTCATTTGCGAGAGGAGCTAGGCGAGCGCTTCGAGATGGCGGTCAAGACCGCTGGCGAGGCTTTTCGGGCGCTCAACGCCAACTTCCCCGGCAAGTTTATCGCCTTAATCAAGGAAGGCTCCTACTGCGTTATTCGTGGTGACGAGAAGACCGGCATGAGTCTTGATGAGGCGTGTCTCAACGAGTTCAATCTCGGTGACGCCGATCTGCATATCATTCCCGTAGTTGAGGGGTCTGCTGGACGCTCTGGCAAGGGCGGTGGCGGGCTTAAAGTTATTTTGGGTGTGGCTCTCATTAGCGTCGCGATCTTCATGTCAGCGGGCGCGGCAGGCGGTCTGGTGGCGGGTCTGGGCACGACGGCGTTCTCGATCGCAGGCACCGGCATGAGTGTTACCTGGGGAACCATAGCTCTGTTCGGCTTGGCGATGGCCGTAACGGGCGCTTCAGCGATGCTATCGCCGAAAGAAAAGCCCAAAAGCGAGACCAAGCGTGAGGATAGTTATGCGTTTTCCGGACCTATCAACACCAACGCGCAGGGGAACCCTGTTCCGCTGATCTACGGACGAGTGATGACGGGTGGCCAGCCTATTAGTTCAGGCATTGACATCGAAGACATCAGCACCTGGTCAAGTGGTTCGACCTCATCGACGGATTCAGTATCATCTGGTTCCGGGTCGGGTTCTGGATCGACTGAATATACCGGCTCGTGGAACTCGGTTGATGATTCCAGCTACGGTTCGGGTGTCGCCGGTAGCGGCGGGGTGATGATTAACGGAACACCAACTTATGTCTATAACGGGAACTGGAACTCGGTGTGATGCGGAGTGATTTTGTTCAGAACGGTTTCCCGATCGTCGGTTCAGGCGGCGGAAGCAGCGGAAAAAGTGGTGGTAGTAGCTCCGATAGTTCTCAAAAGGAGTCGGCCAACACGCTGCGCTCCAATTCCAAAATTCGTCTGGTTGAGCTTCTGGGGGAAGGGCCGATCGTTGGTTTGATAGACGGGGCCAAGTCGATTTATTTTGATAACACGCCGCTTCAGAACGCCGACGGAACCTATAACTTCGGCGGCGAGATCAATGGTGGCACAAGTGGCTCTGCGAGTGGTAGCGGCGTCAGTTTCGAAACGCGACAGGGTTATCCCGACCAACCCTATCTGAATGGTCTCCCGATGTCGGAGACGCCGTTCTCCGTCGAAGTGCGCGTGCGCTATTCTTCAGCGCCCTTTGTTCGCACCATCGGTGAGATCAACGCTGACGCCGTGCGTGTGGTCGTTCGCATTCCAACTCTTGCACGACAGAACCGCGAAAACGGCAATCTTGAACCGGCGAGCGTCGCGTATTCGGTTCAAGTTCGAGATTTTGGTGGATCCTGGTCAACGGTTGAATACGTCAACATCGAAAATCAGAAATGCACCTCGCCCTATCTAAGATCGACCCGCGTTGAGCTGTCGGCTAGCGGCTACCCTTGGGATATTCGAGTTGTTCGACACACAGCCGATTCTGATCTGGTTGAGCTTCAGAATGAAACCTGGTGGGAAAGTTACACGGTCGTAACTGAAGGCAAGTTTGTTTATCCCGACAGTGCTCTGGTGTCGCTTAAGATCGATGCGAGAGAGTTTGGGCAGTCGGTGCCGACTCGAACATATGACGTTAAAGGTTTGATTATCAGAGTGCCGACAAACTATGATCCTGAAACCCGCACTTATTCAGGGTTGTGGGATGGCAATTTCAAAATGGCTTGGACCAACAATCCAGCATGGGTGTTCTACGACATTCTCACCAACACTCGATATGGGCTTGGTGAGTTTATTGAAGAATATCGCATCGACAAGTGGGGTCTATACACGATTGCTCAATACTGCGATCAGATGATTCCGTCGGGCTATAAGAACCCAATCACTGGTTTTGATATCAATGAGCCACGTTTTACCTTCAATGGCGTCATTAATAATCGTGATGAAGCCTACAAGGTTCTTCAGGACATCACGCAGTCGTTCCGCGGGATGGTTTATTGGTCGATGGGTCAGGTTATGGCTGTCGCCGACATGCCCGTTGACCCTGTCAAGATCGTCACGCCGGCCAATGTGATCGGTGGGCACTTCAAATATTCCGGGACAGCGGTGAAGGCTCGACATTCGGTCGCGTTGGTCAAATGGAACGATCCCCAGGACTTCTATCGCTCGGGCGTCGAGGTTATCCAGAATGATGACATTCTTCAGCGTTTTGGCTGGCGCCAGAGTGAGATTCAGGCCAAAGGATGCACGTCGCGAGGTCAGGCGCATCGTGAGGGTAAGTGGCTGCTGGATACCGAACAGCATGAGACCGAAATGGTCGAATACACCTGCTCATGGGATCAGGCCGATCTTCTTCCTGGTCAGATCATTCTTATTGCCGATCCTCGCAAGGCTCAGGTGCGGGCTGGTGGACGATTGCGTGAAGCGACGGCTACCGATTTCACGCTCGACAAGCCGTTTAAGCCGATTGGCAGCAACACTTATTCACTAATCGCCATTCTCCCCGATGGAAAAACGCATCGCAGTTCAATTGCCGAGTTTGTGGCCTCGTCCATTGATGCGGATGGCGCCTATACCAAGATCAGGGTCATCAGTGCCTTTCCGCAAGTTCCCCTCAAAGGTGCGATGTGGGTGATCTCAGGCACAGATGTCGAGCCGATGCGCTGGCGCGTGCTCGCTGTGTCCGAGGAAGAGAAAAATCAGTTCAAGGTCACGGCGCTTTTTCATGATCCGACGAAATACGCCCGCGTTGAGCAGGACATTTATTTTGAGCCGCCGCCTTACACTCGGCCTCGTTCACAAATTCGCCCACCCGTTAACCTGAAGGCGACGGAGAGTCTGTTCTATCGCTCTGGCGTCGCGCATAGTCGCATCAGCCTGTCATGGACACCAAGCGATGATTTTCTTGCTGTTGGCTATATGGTCTCAGCTCAAACCCCCGACGGATTTGTGAACTTTGGCCAGTTCACAGGGACAAGCGCTGATTTGGACGATACGCGCGCTGGCAGTTACACCTTTTACGTGTCCTCAGTCAGTCTTTCAGGCGTTACCTCGCGACCGGCAACATTGGCCTTTGAGGCTGTCGGGTGGGAAGGTTTGGATGGTCCCTTCGTAAGTCATCTGGAGCTTTTTGGTCGTGGTTCTGATACGAAGTTTGGCGGAAGAGATCCCAAGTTTGTTTGGCGAAATAATTTTCCCGGCTCCTCGTCAGAAACGGGCAGTGAGCAGAATGGCGCTGGAACAAGCGATTCAAATCCGCTGTATCGCGACAACGTGGTGCGAATCTTTGAGGTTGAATCGAACGACCTTTTGAGAACCGAGATTGTTACCACGCGCGACTTTACCTATCTCTTCGACTCGAACGTCGAGGACAACGCTCGCTTTGGTCGTCCTGCAAGCCGCAAGTTCCGCATTGAAGTTACCGTTCGGGACACTCTTGGGCGCGAAAGTCGCCCAGTCAAGCTGACGGTTGAGAACCCCGTTCCTGATCTGGTTATCCCGACAGTGCTTCCGGGCTGGGAACAGATTTTCGTCGATTACCCTCTTTCGACCGATCTGGACGCCACGGGCGCTATGATCTGGGTTGAAACTGATCAGTCCTTCGATCCGCTGGTTACGCAGCCCAAGTTCGACGGTATCAACAACTTCGTCTCGATCAAGGGTCTGCCCTTTGAAACCTATTACGTTCGAATGGCAATCTATGATTCCTTCGGAAAGTCGGGTCTCAATATCAGTCCCGCCATTGAAGTCACTGTTGAGGGCTTCATTGTCGATAGTGAGCCGCCCGAGGTTCCAACCAATCTAACTCTTCAGGCAATGTCAGACCGCAACCCTACGGGCGATATCGTTTCTCGCATTGTTGCTAACTGGGATATTTCACCGTCGGAAAATTTCTCGCGTTTCGACATCGAAATTCGGCGTCAGGGTGGAAACTTCGTCAGTTCGTCCACAGCCTCGAACCACTATGAGTGGACCGGGTTGATTATGAACGAGACCTATGAGGTTCGCGTTCGCGCTCAGTCCCGCAATAATTTCGCGTCCGGCTATTCGTCAATTGTCGCAGTCGAGACGCCACTCAGCACCGAAGCGCCCGCGGCGCCGACGGCTCTTGCAGCTCAGTCCTCGCTTCGAAGCGTCTTTCTTAAATGGCAGAACCCGCTTGACAGCGATCTTGCCGGTATCGAGATTCTCTCCGGGATCACAAGTGACATCAACGCTGCGACGCTGATCGGGACATCACTCACGAACGCGTTCACGCATAGCGGCCTGACGACCGGCGTGCAGCGCTACTACTGGGTGCGTGCTTTGAACACGAGCGGCCTCACGTCGCTTTACAGCAGCCCGGTGAGCATCACGCCGGGACAGGTGGCGGAAGGTGACATCGCCGCTGGTAGCATCGTGGCGGATCATATTCGTGCGGGCACCATCACTGGCGACCGTCTCAATGTAAGCGCCTCCCTGCCTGCGACGATCACCGTTGGCAGCACTGGCATCTCCATGGGGACTATCGAAAGTCGCTCCGGCGACCCGGCCGCGCGCGTCAATCAGAACACAACTCAGATCGATCCGGGAAAAATCCTGATCTTCGGCGGCACGTCGCTCTCAAGTTGGCGCAACGGCGCCGATATGACCAAGATCGAAGGTGGTAGCATCGCAGCTAATACGGTTTCTGCCAACAGCCTGGTTGTGGGTTTGCGTGGACTAGACATTGCAGGGCTGACCTTCTCATTCAACAAAAATACAAATGTCGTTTCGTGGACGAGCGGAACGATTTATTGGGTTAACGATGGCGGGGTGATGACAACCACCGCGATTGCGGCTGGCAGCGCGACGTGGACGACGGAAACGATCCATATCGCATGGTCGAAAGGTGCGGCTGTTCTTGTTGCGACCACCGACCTAACAGCAGTCTCAGGTGCAGACTGGGTTCGTTTTGCCACCTATCGCGGCACCATACAGCTTGTTGTGAATTATGGTCGCACCTTAATCGATGGTGATCAGATCATCACGGGAACCATTCGCGCTCAGTCTCTTCATACGGGCGAGCTGATTACCGATGTGGCTCAGATCAAGAGCGGTCTAATTCAGAACGTCCACCTTGCCGGGAACATCACATTTGACAAGATGTCGGGCGGGACTCTGTCCGCGGCGGATTTAATTCGTATTGGCGGTGATCGTTTCACTCTGAACGCCATAAACCAGGTCATGCGTATTTCAGACGCCAATAACACGACGCGAGCCTTGATCGGTAAAGTTGGCTCTGGCGTGAATGATTACGGCGTTCAGCTCTTCAATGCCAGCGGTGGACTTGTTTTTGGGTCGGGTGGTTTCGCCGCGGGTTCAATTCCCGGCTCCGCTCTTAGCTCGGTGAGTAGCAGTCAGGTGACTGGTCTGGGAAGTTTTTCGGCAATTAGCACTCTAAATGCCTCGAACGTTTCGACCTACATTGAATCGGCTGCCATCAGCACCGCCTATATCGCCAATCTGCACGGCGACAAAATTATCGCGAACACGATCTATGCCGACAAAATTGCGGCAAACCAAATCTATGCCTATCATTTGACGGCGGGCACGATAATCACCGGCTCGGCTCAGATTGGCGATGCGCTCATCACCTCTGCCAAGATTGCGAGCGCATCGATCAACTCGGCTCACATTCAGGATCTGACCGTCGATACGATCCATATCAAAAACAGCGCCATCACCACCTCGGCAAGTTCCGAGTCCAACAGCGGTTCGTGCGGCGTTCAGATATGGTGTCGGGCGGGTGCGCGAATTGTCTGCGTTATGAGTTCGTCGCCATATAATCTTATCAATTCGACCTCGGTTGGTGCAACGCAAAGTATGACATTGTATCTAAATGGCAATGTTGTAGATCAGGTTATGGTTATGGCGAGTGTGAATGGAGTTAGCGGCGGCACAGAGGCAGGTTATAATTATAGTTACTTCTATGCTGCCACGACTTCACAGAAGCAATTTAATGCTCAATATACAGGTTGGCATTATTTTGTGTTGTATGTCGCAGCGCTTAGTAAGGCATCGCTTGTCGTTTTGGAGTTTGCTCGATGAGTTTCTTTGAATGCGTCAAATATGTAAAGTTTAACCCAACAACAGGTGAAATTATTGCTTGGGGACAGATGCAAAACGGCGCCATTATTCATCTAAGACTACTGGGTGAATCATACATCGTAGGGGATGGACATCCTTCGACACATTACGTTGATCCGATAACTGAAACCATTATCCTGAAAGAAACGATATTGGAGACAAACCAATGATCTACAGCGCAGGGTCGGTGCGAGTTGAAGGTGGAAGCCATATCATTCTTGGAACAGGAACGCTATTTCTACAGGCGAACATTCAGCCGGGTTGTATGTTGACTCTGCATAAGGTCGTTGGGTCATTTCAGATTGCTAAGGTCGTCAGTGAAACAGAGCTACATCTGTCCAGAACGGTGCCGGGTATATCTCTAGCTAGTTCCGTTGAGACAACGGGGTATTCCATTAGCGCCGACTTCACTCCGAATCTGATGATGCCCTATCCCAACAAGGGTGAGGTCGATAGCGCCACCGTTTTGCAGCGCACATTCGATATTCTCGATAGAGCGGTTCCCACAACTTGATGATCAATCATTATTGACTTATAGTGGAGCCTGTTCAGAAAGGTTCCAGATGGCCCAGTTCAGAGTTGGCAAGGCGACTGTCGCGCAAGGGCAGCAGACGGTCGTTTTCACCGGCGCCAGCCTTGAGGCTGGCATAACCATTGAGGCGATGAATCTTTTCTCCATTGCGGGAGAAAACGTCTGGTATCAGATCGCGTCGGTCTCAGTTGTCAGTGGATCGCTGACTCAAGTCGTTCTAACCACGCCCTATGCCGGAACAACGAAAACACAGGTCTCTTTCGCGATTCATCGCGACTTCACGACCAATCTGTCGCTGCCGACCGTCGATTATGGGGATATCAACACGGCAGGTCTTTTAAGTGAAAGCATCTCCACGCTTGACACGGCTTTGGCTGCCCTTGGTCAAATTACGGGTCCGATCAGCGGCATCATGGTGCCGATCCTGACCCTTCGTCAGGGCTTGTCCGGTGCTTTTGCGGAAGCCGCAGGTATTAGCATTCATCGCGAGGGTCTGTCGCCAATCGAGCTGATTTACACGGGAAATCAGAGTTGGAAGCGTTGGACCGTCGGCGCTGAGGATATCGAGGCGGGACGTGTTGCAATTGGCCGACAGCCTGTTGGATCTGAAAAACTCTCGGTGGCGGGTGATGCCAAGATTGATGGTAATCTGCTTGTTGCCGGTGATCTGACAATTAATGGCGATTCAGTTGTCATCAGCGCATCGACCTTGGATGTCGAGGATCCAATCATCATGGTCGGACGCGGTAACGCCGGGTCCATCGCCAATCTCGGACTAAAGATAGAGCGGGGCGCATCAGATGCCTTCTTTGTCTGGACTGAAGCTACGGATCGATTCACCGCGCGTCTTTCTGGTGATGATCTGACTAACAGCACCTTGGGTGATATCGAGGCTGCCAATTTTCACGGCGAGCTGATTGGTAACGCGGCGACCGCGACGAAGTTGAAGACTGCTCGTCAACTCAGTGTGTCTGGTGACGCGACGGGTCAGGTGAGTTTTGACGGAAGCGCAAACTCCAATATCCCGCTGACCCTCGCGGATACCGGAGTCGGCGCGGGCACCTTCACAAAACTTACGGTGGATGCAAAGGGTAGGGCGGTTTCAGGAGCGCAGCTAACCTCGCTCGATGTCACGACCGCGCTCACCTTCACACCTTTTGGTCCTGCCGACGCCTCATCGGCAACTGTTTCCAACAAGATCGTTAAACGCGATGCCAGCGGCAACTTCGCAGCAAATGTGATTGCGGCTACCGAAATGGTCGCAACGCAGTTCACTGGCGATCTGCTGGGAACCGCACAGGCTTCAGGGCGATGGTTTTCTTCCCGAACCATCTCGCTCGCTAACGATGCAAGTGGTAGTGTCGCGATCGATGGCAGCGCCAATGTTACATTGTCACTCACCCTCGCAGCGTCTGGTGTTACCCCTGGCACCTATTCCAATCTGGTTATCGACACAAAGGGGCGCGTAACAGGCGCTCGCGCTATCAACAGCGCTGATGTCACAACGGGTCTAGGCTACACGCCTGTCAATAAGACAGGTGACACGATCAACGGCAATTTGACGATTACCGGCAATCTCGCGGTGCAAGGCACACTGACGCAGGTCAATACGACTACGATCGAGGTCGATGACCCGATTATGACAGTTGGCAAAAGCAATGTCGGTGCCGAAGATTATCTCGGCGTCAAAGCCGAGCTGGGTCTTGGCGTTGATGCGTTTTTTGTCTGGGCGAAAGCCGATGGCGCTTTTGTCGCTTATACATCTGCGGACAATCTTGCCAACAGAAATCAGGCCAACATCAAGGCTGCGAATTTTTACGGCGCATTTCAGGGAAATGCTTCGACGGCGACTGCGCTTCAGTCCTCACGCACTATCAACGGCGTAGCGTTCAATGGAACAGCCAACATCTCCTTCGGCACCGACGCCGTCGCTGAAGGTATCTCGAACAAGTATTATACCGATGCCCGTGCGCGAGCGGCCATCTCGTCGGGATCTGGCATCGCCTATAATCCGACGACAGGTGTTATCAGTCTTTCAACCAGCGCCCCTGTCTTCTCGGTTGCCGGTCGCACTGGCAACATCGTTCTCGAATCCGCCGATATCACGGATCTTGCGGCGATTTTGGATGCAAAGGCGTCCTTGTCTGGGGCTGTCTTTCTCGGCACAATCAGTGTTCGGACGAACAATACGGTTGGCTACGCCCAAATTGTTGCGGGTAATGCAGCCGCTCCAGGAGCGATTGAGTTATTCACGACGGATGGTCAGCGCCGCGGTCTTATCGGCGCCAAAGCCACGGGCAATGCTATTGTCATCAAGGGGGACAATGGGTGGGGTGTTGAGATTCAAGGCGCTACGATCTTTGATACCACGCCAAAAGTTGCCGCGAACGACATCTGGCATTCCGGAAATCTCACTATTGCAGATTACACGCCAAACGCCCGCACGCTGACCGCAGGATGGGGTGTGGACGCCATCGGGGATCTTTCCGCTAACCGAACCATCCAGGTGAAGCAGACTGACCTGGACGCTCGCTACGGGCGTCTCTCGGGTGCAATCTTCACAGGTGCGATTGAAGCGACCATCTTTAAGGCAAACGGTGCGAGTGCGGCACTGACCGCAACCGTGCGCGACGATCTAGGCAAGGTCGTCTCTCTTTTCGGAAATTCAGGAGCTGCCAGAGTTTCATATGAGGGCACCGGGGAGCTGCTAGTTGTCCCCACGACCGGCAATATGAGCTTTCTGGGTCGCACGGTCTGGGACAGCGCCAGTCTTCCCACGAGCGTTTACGCTGCCAGTATTGTCAATCTTGCCGATGCTGCCGCCGCTCGAATCAAGTTTGACATCAACGCCACCAACACACCGTTTACTCCGGCAGGTGCAATCGCAGCTACTAATGTGCAGGCGGCAATTGCCGAACTTGATACTGAAAAGGTGCCTAGAACCTCCAGCGCTGGCGCTGCACTTCTTCCGGCTGGTGCGAGTGCTGATCGACCGACAGGCGCAGCCGGTCAGATGCGATACAACACGGAAACCGGCAAATTCGAAGGGTTCGGTTCTGCCTGGGGCAACATCGGAGGTGGCGCCTTTATCGGTGACAATCCGCCTTCCAATCCCGGTAACGGCGATCTTTGGTGGCATGCGTCCGAGGGAACACTCTATGTCTATTACACCGACGGCGATAGTGGCCAGTGGGTAGAGGCTGTTCCGGGCATCGATCCCGACAGTTTTCTTAGCAGTGGAAATAACCTCAACGATCTAGGAAGTATTGATACGGCGCTAAACAACCTTGGTTTTGGCACGTTCGGCAAAACCATGCGAACACAGACAACTGCAACATCGGCGCGCACTGCGCTTGGTCTTGTTCGCAAACCGATAACCGTCATCAAGCCGACCTCTGCCGTGGCTGTCGCCGACTTTTCTATCCCCGCGGATTGCAAAACAATGAGACTCTCGGGCGCCGTGCTCGGCTCCGCTCTAAACTCAACCCTGTCAATGCGATTCAGCACAGATAATGGTGCTACATACAGATCGGGTATGACTGATTATTATTACAGCTATATATCTCAATCTGGAACGGCCATCGCTGGCGCTGGGAACGTCGGAAACTCCGCTCTATTAATAGGGCATAGCTCTGACACGACAGCTTTGAAGACTATACCAATTGACACGACAATTACGCTTCCTACGGCGTCTCAATTCGGCAGATCGATGTCGATAACTTCTGGTTATAGCTCTGTCAGTAGCTCGTTTGTCTATGTTTGTTATCATGGGACTATATATTTCGCAGTAAGACCTACGCATGCGAGACTGCTTATGAGTAGCGGCAATCTCGACGTGGATACTGAGATTTCGGTGGAGTATATCTAATGGCTATGAATTTTCCTACACCGACAGAAGGAGCATTCTACTCGACAGGTGCTGGGCAACCCACCTATGTTGCTAGAAGCGGTCGATGGAGGAGACTTTCGTCTGGTCAAACTTTCGCGCCTATTGTCCGCACTGCAACGGCGGCACAGGTGCTCTTCAGCAGTCTGATTT